GCGATACAGAACGAATCTTTACTTCACGCCCATTGATTGTAGGCAAATCAATGCGGCCCTGCTTCTTCAATATGTAAACGACCCGCTGCAAGATTGGTTGCACCATCTCTGCTTGCAGTCTGCCAAAAGCAGAACCAATCCGTCTGGATAGGTCAGCCATGCGTTCTGCCACTTCGGTTGCGCTAGCGGGTGTTTTGTTGGGGTCGCCAAGCATGTCGTTATACAACGCTCGCTTGATGTTATTGCGCATATCCCCAAGAACCAGTTGAGCAACATCAAAATTGCCAGCGTTCCTGATCGGCTGCAAACCCTGCGACCCCATAGCTTTAGGAATGATGGTTCCCGGCACAAGGTTAATTGTGTCGGTGTTAATGATACCATCATCATCCATTTGATAGATGCCAGAGATAGCCATCTGAGCATTCTCTAGCACAAGCTCGATAGTTAGGTTGGTAGTTTTAATTGCAGACAATGCATTGATTAGCGGCCCACGCCCATAGATTTCACCGCTAGCTTTTGACCAACGGAAACAAACATAAGGGTTTGCACCAGTACCTTTGAACTGATCAACAACAATAGTCTCTTGTTCTGGTACATTGATTACATAAAAATCAAAGCGATCTTCGTTTCGCTTCTCATAGTTACGGCAAACAATCTCAACGATCTGTACTTTGCCATCTGGGTTGCTAGCTATTGCTTTGGCGGTTCGTTCCTGAAATACCGCTTTTGGATACGCCACAGGCAAATCCGAATACTTGAGAGAGCGTTGTCTATATACATGGTCAATTTTATCATCCGGGCCTGTATCAAGATATACACTCGGTAATGGAATCGCATTGAAACGAACCGGGTTAACTGCATCACCTTCTTCCACAAGAAGGATGCCTGTGCCAACAGCCAAGTCCATAAACGATTCATGAACTTCTTGCCCAAAGTTAGAGTTCTGGATAATTTCAAATACATAATCTGTTACCTGATCTAAGCTATTATTTACATCATCTGCTTCTTGTTCCGGCACTTCGCTGCCAGCAAGGAGATCAGCCCAACGTGCAAAGTTAGGAACAAGTCCAGATTGAAGTCTTGATGCAAACTCTTGTGTGCCTACAACGGCAGTCTCATCAAAGATTTTATCGTCCCGGCGTTGACCGGGGCTTTCATAAAAGAAGCTCTGCCGCATTGGAAGAGCGTATTCATAACACTCTTCAAACAATGATTCAAAAAGTACACGGTTCTGCTTAGACTTTTCGAACCGTTCCAGCATACGCCGTGCAACTGTATCCATTATATTGTCTCATCAAAATAGCCAACACCACCAGCTTCGCCTGTAATCAAAGAACGCTGACCACTACCACCACGCTTACGTCTGCGCAACTGATCCTGCAATCTCTTTTGACGCTCTTCTGATTGCTGCTCTTCTTGCTCTGCCATCATACGTTTACGTTCTTCACGCGCAGCTTTTGCTTCTTCAGATTCGCCCGGAGCTTGTGGCTTTGAAATACCAAGTAAGCCGCGAGTAAGTTTAACAACTGGCTTAAAAACGGATGAGGTACACATACTAATCTCCTTTATGCCGTAATAACCCTATGCATGTTTGCAGTGCAACGCACAATATAATATTCCAATATTCTTGTCCCTAGAGATAGGAATAATGGAATATTTACATTCTTGACCACAAGCCCTGTCTTCTTGGCTTTGGCCTACGGCTGAACACATCAAACTCTGTCTTAGCTTGGAATGGCTTAGTGGTTGCAGAAACATTACGCAATATGTTTCTACCCTCACCAGCACCCATCATTAAATACTGCAATGCATCATGTATGTGAGAGAAGTGGTTCTTCTCCGGCTTGTCATCAAACCTTTCACCAGATACTTGCATACGTTTATATTGATAGCCACCCTCAAAACCTTTAATCAAAGTACGGCATCGAGGATCAACAAGAAACCCAGAAGCACCCTCAATCATTCTATTCAATGGCGCATTAACAGATTCAAGACGTAACGACACATCGTTTGATTGTGCTGGCCTTGCATTCAAGCCGCAGCCGCGCAGTATCTGAAATGGTGTCGATTCATCAGTTTGTGCGCGGAAGTCGCCAGCCGGATCACCTATAATGTTTATTTCGCAATCGCCATAACGTGAAGCAATCTCTTGCCGCATCACTTCGCTAAATCTAACAATGCCCATATCAAAAGCTACAATCTCTTGTAGGATTAGCCAGCGTCCACGAACCTTCTGTCCTATTACAGCAGCAGGAGTAAGGCCAAAGTCAACACCAATATATACAGGCACACCCGATGCCACAGGGATTTCTTCCTTGGCGACATGGGTATCAGTAACAAACATGGGATAAACGGGTTTGCCATCTTTGATAGTGCCTAACTGGTTCATTACATAGACATCAATCCAACTCTTCGTCTTCCCCCTGACGATATTTGGATAGTAGTCTTTCCTCATATTGTTTGTGTTTTCTGCATTCTCGTTTGGGATATAATCGGTGACGTTTCCTTCCTGATCTTTGACTTCCGTCATGCCAGCTGGTTGAGTATAGAACTCCCAGTTGTCTGGCTTTACCAACATTTTTGCTTCGTCTTTTGGTATGTGATCTGGTATCGGCACTTCGCCCGACATTATCGGCCACCAATGATCCTCCTCTGGAGCGTTAGTATCTGCAATTACACCTGTCCATGTGCAGCCGCCATCCTTCATAGATGGGAAACGACCAACACGCATAGTACAGGCATCGATGATAGACTTGGGTATTTCCCTAGCCTCGTTGATCCATATACCTGTAAGTTCTAACGACAACAACTTTTTAACATCTTCCGGCCTATCTAATGCCAAGAAGATAACTTCAAGATCGATGTCAGCCCTTTTAATATGGTGTGTGTATGGCACAGACCAAAGAAACTTTCCCCACTCTTCTTCTGGAAACCAGTCAAGCCATGTCTTAATGGTTGTAGTTTTAAGCTGTGGGTTAGTATTACGGATAATGGCCCAGCGGCTGTGACGCTTTCCATCTTCTGCTTTTTGCTGTTGAAGTGCGCGGCGAAAGATTTCAACGCAACAGCATACAGATTTACCAGAACCTACTGGCCCTCTAAGGCCACGAAAGAATACATCAGACTTCATAAAGTCTTTCAGTATCTGACCATCTGGCCTGTATTTAAAGTTGGTCAACCTTGTTGTCCTTGCCAAACTTAATCATACGCTCAACAACTTCTGGCCCGATAACAGCTATAACCTTGTCAGCCTCACGGTCAGTGCAAAATTCTTTTGGGTGGTGAGCAAGGTGTACCTTCTTCACTATTCTGCGGAAGAAGGTCGCGTTCTTCCTTTTTAATGTATGCAAAAAACTCATATTGCTTCCACAATGAAAAAGCCAATAAACATTATTAGCAGTATAATTGCCACAACGCCAGAGCCAATAATAATACTATCTATAAGTTGTTGTTGCTTACGATGTGCTTCAAGCTGTTGCTGCTGACGCTCGACCCTAGCCTTGCGTTGAAACTCAATCCAGTCCTGATACAATCCCGGCCTACCATACAACTGCATATAAGACCTAAGATCAGCTTCTTTCTTTTTTAACTCCTCAAGAGCCATAAACTCTTGGAAGTCATCGCCAAACATAGACGACTTTTTCTTTAATTGCTTTTGACGGAGGGTTTCTTGTGAGTGGACAAACTTACTTATCTCGCTGCCGACAGATGCTAACTCGCGTCCATTCTGGATGGCTGTCTTGATAACAGCAAACGCCGCATTAGCAGCTGCGAGTTCAGCAAGCATTATCTAAACCTTTTAGCTATGCGTCTTGCAGCCTTTGGCTGACTTGAAAACTGTTTGCCCTTCTTTGTGTCTTCACGTTTCTTTTTGCTGCTTGCTGCGTACTGGCTAGCACTCATAGCTTTAATAGCAGCTGAAGGCAGATACCGTTCACCAGTAGCTTTAGAGCCTTGCGTTGATGGCTTGCCCGACTTGGTGCGCCACTTCTGCCTTGTCCATGCTCTTAATGATTTCTGTGGAGGTTTCATGAAGTGTATCCACCACCTTTAGCTTTATATGCTTTAGCCAACATCTGCGCCTTACGAGCAGACCACTGACCCGGCTTGCCGCCTTTGCCGCCAGCCTTTATGCGATTGAACAAAGCCTTGCGCATTCCTGGCTTTGTATAGTTGCCAGCTTCGTTAACTGCCATTCTTCTTAGACTTCATAATCTTTTTCTTCAATGCTTCCGGCAGTGTCTTTTGCCCAGCAGTTAGCATTGACTTCTTTGGTGGGCGGCCTTTCTTTGAGCCATATGTTCCCTTACCCATTGGCATTTTGATTCTCCTTATCGCCAAACATACTGCGATTACCAGCACCACCCCTCAAACGAAGATTCCTTGGTGGGCCTTTTTTCTTTTTCTTTTTATTAGTGGTTGGAGCAGATGAGGTATTGTTAGCATTATTCATACTAGCAGCTTTTTTAAACATACCCATAGCTACGCCTGTCTGTATAGCATCACTCATACACATTACGCTTTCGCCTTCTTTGCTTTGTTACGTTTACTAATTGCCCTAGCTTTTGCTTTTGCATCAGCTTTGGACGATGCACCCCATGCTTTTAAAGATAACAACAAACGTGTGGGTCTACCCTTGCTGTCTCTTTCCGGCCCCTTCATGTTTCCCATCC